GATGGGTACGTCTCGTTTCTCACCAATACTAGAGAGTAAATTAACTGTTAGGTTATAAGAAGGTTGGAAATATGGTAGTATTTGTTCTACAATTTGTAATGCATCATCATTTAATTTAGCTAAAACATTCAATTCAAATGTCATGTTATATGGTACCGGCATATAGACTTTCTTTGTCTTAGTCTTTTCGCCAGTTGGTGCAGTCAAAAAGGTTTGTGTCTGTGTCACCTTCCTAGTAGGATCGTAACTCAATCCACTAAATTCAAATGATATTCTAGGAAGAGTTAAAGTTGGAGCACCTTTTAGATTTGGTGACTGTTCAATTCTTGCCAAAAACTTCTGGATTGGACCATAAGCCAATGGCACCTTCATCACGCTGACAGTTTTTGCATTGCTGTCAACATGCTTTATTTGGATGTTATTAAAGAGGGTTCCAAAACCGATAACGGTTTTTCTCAGGATCTCATGATAGAAATATTCAAACACAGACTATAATACCAATTTAACTATCTACTATTTAGATTCTCAGACCCGCCTATATTACAGGTGACATCTGAATCGCAATTTTCAGAACCACCTAAAGAGAATGGATTATATCTAGCAGTTGCAATCTTATACATCTCTTCATGTATAGTTGGTTCTTTCTTTTGTGGTTTTGGATTCTTTACTGAGGTAGGAGTTTCCAACATCCCTGCTGGCATTTCATCCTCTTCTCTAGGTTCAAATTCTGAGGGTGCAGTATCCTCCCAGTCAAAACTTTTACCAGAATCAGTCGCAATAGGCATACTGTCCAGTGGATTTTCAAACCAATCGTTTGGGTCTATGCCCATGTTGTTAACCATCAAGCCTCTCCAAATGGATTACCACGTGTCCAATCAAGTATATCATCTCCCGCTGATTGTATTGTATCATTATCTGCATATACTGTCACTAGATCGTCAGTAGTATCAACTGCAAGAGTATAAACTGCTCCTGATTCGTCGCCAGTAATAGACTCTCCTGGTCCAAATGTTCCTGTCGCAATGCCGACCACAAGCGTCTTAGTACTTGCGTCCCACGATTTAACTCTAGCCTTGGTTCCTGTTGTTCCACCAGTAACCTCCTCATTGAAGTAGTAATCACCAGAACCAAGTAATCCTGGATTGCTAATAGTAACTGTAGGTACATCAGTATACCCACAACCAGCATTAGACAGTCTAGCGGACTGTATAGTGCCTCCAACTGCCACAACCTCTCCTAGTGCAGTAACACCTGTTCCAGGAGCAGTGAAGGTGATTGTAGGGGTAGTTCCATAGTATCCAGAACCACCATCTGTAATAGTAACTACACCAACAGTACCTGTAGTTGCGATTCCTACTGTTACAGCAATACCTGTTCCTCCTCCACCTGTAAATGTAACTTGTGGTGGTGACAGATATCCTTCACCAGGATCTGTAATCATTATGCTTTGAATAGCATATGATGTAGTAAGTCCTATCTTACTAGTTGTTATTGCTACAGCAGAAGCTGTAATGCCGCCACTTGGAGCAGAAGAAATTGCAATTGTAGGGGTTGCCCTGTATCCGTTTCCAGGATTAAGGAGATCAATGAACTGAATACCGCCGTTTCTAAATGTGGTGACAGCAGTAGCTGTTGTTCCGATACCAGTAAGCGTGAGAGTTTGACTATATCCAATGTCTTCTGTTTCGTCATCAATAGTACCAATTCCAGTATCAATCGTTTCGTCTTCATAACGGAAGACTTCACATTGGAGTTCGTAGACATAAAGTTCTTTTAGTTGATAGAAGGGCTTCGCATGCTCGACGAACTTAATTTCATACAACCTATCGTCAAGTGGGAACCAGATAAGATCTCCTTCTGCAGGTCGGGAGGATAATTTAATTCCCGTTTCATTTCTGATAAGAGGTTGGATATACGTTTCGAATCTTTCTCTGGAGATAACGAGATTAATGTCATCCTGTACCTCGACACCAAACTTTGACAGGATTCTACCGTTTCCTTGATAGACATCATAGTTATTGACATATGCTTCGAGTGGATAAGCATCATCAAACTTAGACTGAACCACCTCCCTAATGATGGTTTTAGTCGTCAGATATTTGCGAGGAATATAATAGCATTCAACACCATAAGTCTTAATCATCTCATTGTTAAGAGATTGAAGAAGATTCTGCTCGTTACGAGTCCCTTGTGTGAAGAACGGATTTAATGCCATTATGCTATCATGTCAAGAGGTGGAATCTCATAACTACGTAGCATTTCCTCATTAATTTTATCTATTTCAAGTTGGGCATCATCATAAATTTGCCTTCCATTTAACTCAATACCTCCTGGAAGTTTAACGCCCTGGAACTTAATAAGGTTTTGTCCCCACTGCCTTTTTAGTAAAGCAGTATAATATCTCTTGACAAACCTGTCGTTATAAACTTTTGTGAAATCTGATGGGTCTAATATTCTATAACAATCAATAATCAAATAGTCATCTACTGTAACCTCACCAAAGTCAACATCAAGATATAATCTTCCCTGTCTAATATTAAATCTGATTTGTTTCTCAGTATTCAATAAGAAATCAATGTCAGACAATTTAGTCTTAACCATTGAATATGTTAATAGTTCTAATGAATCCCAATAATATACATCATTCAAGAATAACTGGTACTTGATGCTGAACATATTGTTCGTCATCGTGTTTGAACCATCAAACCGAAAAACCTTCTCAACACCAACTATAGTATCTGGTAATTGAATGTAATTAGAATTCTCTTCATATGAAAAAGTAACCGCAGTCCCAACAATAGTTGAAGATGCAGTTGTGGTTGTTATACCAGCAGCACTATTTCCTCCTCTAGCTCTTCCTCTATCAATATCCGCTTGAGTAAACTTATACTTCAAGGGCATCTTCATTACACCATCATAATGCCTCTCCTGAAACATCTGAAAGGCATCATCTAGAAGATCCTCACACTGTTCATCCGCTACGTTAATTTCGACTACCGGCTCACCCAGTTGCCTCTTAGCGTATGTTATAAGTTCGGTTCTAGAAGCAGGCTTCGCCATATTCCCAATTTTTAATTATTTATTAAAGGGTAGAAGATATACCACCTCTAACTATAATTTGTCCTTCTACTATTCTATTTACCGTTGTTCCAGTCTTCGCATTTACATCATAGAAATATCTACCATCTGCTAATTCTGATGTTTGGGTAGTAGTTAAACCAATATGGAATTTGCCATCATATGCACTAGTGAAACCACATGTAAAAGTACACGTTGCTGCTGCTCCTACATGCTTTGCTAGTTGCCCAGACAAATGTGTATGATTTGTGAAATCGTATGCTGAACCAGCAGTAGTATTAACAGTATATGTACATGTAAATGACGCACCAACATTTATCACCAGGTCAGATACTGGTGGATAGTCAGATTCTGAATCAAATGTAAAGGTTCTAGTTGCCATTTACAATACTCCTTAACATCTCCTTAATTTCTTTAATCTCACCTTTAAGATCATCCAATTCTTTCCTTTCTAACTGCTTGCGATTTCTCGCTTCAATGTATTTTTGATGTGCAGTCATATCAGTGGAAATAATTGCGTTTGAATTCTCATCTCTATAAAGAGCATGATTATCTTTTACAGGTATCATGATAAAGCAATCGCTCTGAATTCTCTAATTCTAGGAGGTCTTGCCTGATTGGTTCCAGTCATCATAATCTTAATCTTGAATCCATTGAACTCATTAAGATTATCGATAGTGAATTCATAATCACGGAAATCACCTCTCGCAGAAGAAGGAACTACAAATTTATCAGGAAGTCCAGAATTAAACTTAGAATTAATAATAGCACCATTCTCATCACGATTATCATAACCAGGGAATAATTCATAACGCATTACATTCTTAGCATCATCCTGTCTATAGAGGGCATATGCAACTCTTATATCAGAAGTTGCTGCTCTATTAGCAGAGAACATAACCTTAATTCCGGTAGCAGGTACTCTAAGTCCTACATTCTTAGTCACATAGCATGCTGAGGTTGGATCCTCACCAGCAATTTTGACTCTATCGTCTGCAGAGAATATTGATACAGTGTCATCAATTCTATTGGTTGTAAGAATTGCACTAACTCTATCAATATCAATTACAGGAGATATATTAGGATCGTTACTATCCAAATCACATTGTATATTCAATGATTTGTATCCTGGTAAGTTAGTCAACTTACTATCTTCATTCACCTTAGAAGCAATCATTCTAGGAGAATCTAAGTAGTTGGAACTATTCAATTTAATTGACTGATACCCTTTATCTTCAAAGGATGTTTCAATACCACTTACACTTCTAGAGGTAACAGTTCTAACTCTAGATGCAATACTTGTTCCTTTTGGTTGAAGTGTCTGAACATTAGGTGTAAGAACTTCAAACTGAATATTCTGAGATGCTTTAACCCTTGATTCACCACCACTCTTAGTCTGATTAAAGTATAGACTTGGGAATCCATTAGCACTATTAGACCTATTAGTACCAATAGCAACACTATCTGAAGATGTTTCACCCATATCAACACCAACATAGTAACTGTCAATGGTAACAGGATGAGAACCCTGATTAGCAACCTCAGACATATTATGAGTCTTATTAATTCTCCTTAGAGAAACTCCATTAAACTCATACTTATAAGCGAGTGAATTTATTGGATGAGTAAACGCAAGAGTCGAATCTTGTGCTCTAGTAATTCCACTGATGGTATTACCACTAACAGAAGTATACTTGATAATTTCATCATCAATCTTCAAGTATCCTGGGTTAGTTGTACCAACACCAACATTCTCGAATGAAGTAAACGCTGTACCAGCACTAACAGTTAAATCACCAGTGTTCTCTCTTCCATAAGCAGATGTTAGAGAGGATGGAGCATTGTCACTTACAACACCTTCAATCTTAACAAGGTTATTGGATTCATGCATAGCATGATTCTTATGGCGAACCTTAATTGTCTTACCATCATATAATGGGTCGTTGATGACTTGTCCATTTAATATAGTAACATTAGAACCTTCGCCATTAATCTCAGACCTGATACCAGTGTTAGTAACATAAGTCATGCTAGCACCAGCAGCAACAAAATCACCCTGAACTTGATCCAAGAATAATGTATTAGTGTATCCAATAGAAACAATAGAGAGTTGTGCTCCTGTTCCTATTCCATTCATAGCAGCAGTTGGAATACCAACTACATCACCAATCTTATAACCTCTACCACCATCAGTTACACTAACAAGTCCAACTAAACCAGCCTTATTATTAGGATCCTGATAAACAGAACCAGCAATAGATACCTGAACAGTTACCTCAAGTCCAGAACCAGTACCAGTAATGGTATATGGTTGTATTGATTCTGAAGTAGCAACAGTATATCCAGTACCAGGGTTAATTGCTAATAGAGACTCTGTAGAACCACTACTTACAACTGAACCACCAATTGCAATAATACGTCCTGTACCACCCGATACGCCAGAACCTGTTTGAGCAATAGAAACACCAGTTGTTATACCAAGTGTATCAATACTATCTCCAATAGATGATGTTAATCCAAGAGTAGTTTTCTTAGATAATACTTGAATTGGGTTGGATGACAATTCAACAAGTTCATTATTTCCAACCTGAAGTTCTGGGTTAAAGAAGTTGCATGTACCAGTAGTTCCAGCAGTAAACTCTGCTTTATTAAGAGTAAACTTAAGATCCTCAAACTGAGAAGCACTCCAAGTAGAAGCGTTCTGAGACTTGAATAAAGAACCAAGATATGGTTGCTGAGTAATGAGTATCTTCTGTGATTCTCCTAATCCCAGAGTTGATATATCTTCTTCTCCTAATCTAGATATCCAAACATTATATTCTGTTGATGGTGAAATAACAACTAATGCGTATTCCCCACCACCCTCAAGGTATACTGGTGAATCAAATGTGAATCTAGTAGAAGCAGTTGCATCAGTTGATATTGTAATATCAGATGCAGGTACATCCTTTTTACTGAATGGAAGAATAGTAGTTGTTGGATAACCTGTATCTACAGTTCTAACCTCAACACCACATGGTAGTTCATCATCCTTAGTAGAGAAGAATAAATCTACGCTGGTCAAGAACATACCATTTGGTTCAGGTACACTAAAGGTTTGTGCCAGAGGATCACTCCAGCTGGTGATGACTGTTTGCTGAACCATCGTGGTTGTTGTACCCAACACAGCAATATCCCTTCTACCAGTCTCTCTTCTTTGAACGTCTGTGAGAACTCTGTTATCAGTTAAATCTTCAGTTACAATCTCAGCATTCCTTGTATTAATAATAGTTTCTTGAATAGTCTCAATGATACCAGAAGATTCATAATTCCTCTCAACTGCTGTTGTGAGTGTCCCAGGAATCAAGGAGTTAACTGGTGAAGATGTAAATCTTAAACTCTTAGTTCCAGCAGTAAACTGTGGATTCTCAGATACCATTCCATCAGGAACGTAGAAAGAACCTATTAAAGTTCCAACATTATCTGATACAAGACGAGTTGCAGTAACTGTTGCTTCTGCTCCACTAGATTGACCTCTCAATGTCATAGTTCCATTAATGAAACCATAATATTCTCCTTGAGGTTGATTCTGTAAACTAAATGTATCAACGTTTAGTAAAGTAGCAGTTGAAGTATAAACTTCTGAAATTCCTTCTTCATCATCGTAAGGATTTGCAGTGAAGGTATCAGATGGAGCATTATAAGGACCGTACTTATGATTTGGAGTTGCAAGTCTAAACTCACAGTATGGAGTTGCAGGAGTTGCTAATCCTTGCTCAACAATTGCATTTGAAGCAATAACCTTTTCTCCAACTTGGAATGTTCCATTCTGCATGGATATTTCAAGGAGTTTGGGGAAACAGAATTTTGCTATATCTTCTCCATCAAAGAATGGGAATAATTGAGTTCTTGGTTTTACACCCTTAATTACAAATTCAATGTTACGTGGACGCATGAAAGGAATGTTCTCACGGTCAACAACCCTATCTCCAAGAGATTCTGAATCAATTCTTTCTACAACTCTAGTAGCAAGTCCTGTTCTAGATTGCTCAGTAGTAGTTGTTGTTTCTTGATTAGTTACTTCTATTAAAACTTCTTGTGCGGTAACTTGAACATTTACAGTTTCAAATGCATCTGGTTGTCCAAATCCACTGTTACCAGCAATATCAATTACTCTAGGCACTTCAGTTGCACGAACTTCAGTTTCATTAGTAATAGTTGTTGATATATCAACACCAACCCAATCTGTTTGCCATGAATTCCATACTGTAGAAATAAGTCCTGTATTTTCATCAGCACCCATTTCTTCAATGGTATCTTCATAATTACCCTCAATATTAACAACTTGTGCGTCAATTCTTCTAGTGTCTACCCAAACATCAGAAGATGGATTCAACTCCATACTTCCACGCCAGAATATTACAGCAAATGGCTGTACATTTTCTGTTCTAGAAGCAAAAACGTTCTCTACAAATTTAACTTCATTGTAGTCAAGAGTAATTAAATCTCCAGTTCTACGACATCCACTACCAATTAAATCAGTTGCAAACCCATAGTCCTGACTAGGATCTGCTGTTTGTCCTATACCAATAATAGCATTAGTACCAAGAAGCAAATCAACTGCTGTTGTATAGTGTGCTGGACGCAATTCACCAGCATTTCTATCCATAGAAACACTATAATCTGGATCTTTCTTACTAGCAGTAGTTGATGATTTAAAGTTATCTACTAAGAATCCACACTTAAACCTATCTAATCCATCAGCATCTTTGATGGACATATTTTTAGTATCACTTTCAAGCATAGAAAGTGCAGTGTAATACTCTAGATTCTTGACTCTTGCATCAATCCTACCGATATCTGACATCCGATATCGCTTATAACTCTTAAGAAGGGTCTTAACTTGTTGTGCTTCAAATGTATATGCAGGAACCCATACTGTTCCAATATCTAAAGCACCACTAACACTATCAGGTGGTACTGGATTATCATCAGGAGTTCCAACTTGTATTTGGAAAGAACCATTTGTAGTTAAGAATATCCTATCAATTCTAGGTAAATAATAAGTAAATGTTAAGTTTAAAGTCTCATCGTCAGAAAGAATATTAGTAGGAGACTGTCCTTCTCCAGTAAATACCCTAGATTCAAATTCAAATGGTGATTTTGTTGCAGATGATGGGTCGTATGTCGATACTCTAGGACGAATATCAATATAATCTGTTAACCTGTCTGTAAATCTACTATCTAAGTAATAGATATCAGAATCATACCTATCAGAATCATAACTATCAACACTAAAGATATCTCCTTCATCACCTGAAGGTACACTATAGTAATGAGATATAATTTTTAATCTATTAGTAGGAGCAGGTTCTCCTTTACGTCTAACAATTCTTCCATAATCATAGAAAGCAGCACGTTGTCCTGTATCAACTGAGTACTTATTTAATACATTTCTATCACCAACAGTAAACGCCGTTACTGTAGCTTGTAATCCAGAAGACTGGAATGTTACAACATCGCCAATTTGTATTCTACTACTATTGCGATATACAATTCCTATTTGTGATGCATTGGTTATCTCCACAACCATAGCAACAGAACCATTAGTAGAAATTATTTCTTCACCAACAATCAGATCTGCAGTAGTTCCATTTGGACCTGATATGGATGCCATAGTAATAGATGGCAACTGAGGATCAGATGTATCATTAGATTCATAAACACCTAAAACTCTAATAACATCAGGAACATTTAAGCATATTTCAGCATCCTGAACACGTGTTCCATAAAGACTACTATATGTCAAACCATCTTTAAGACTCTGATCAGTAGTACCTGAACCAATATTATTAGATCTTGTAATAATTGTATTTCCAACATTAAATAATTTCTCTTTAGAAGATGGTTTTTCTTTCTTAAGAGTTACATCAACTCTAGTTTGTGAATCAGCAGCAACAGAAAGATTTACGAACTTTAAGTTCTTCATCCCACCGCTAAACTGTATCTGATCACCAGTTAATGCTTCACGTCTACCATCTCCGTAGGTAATTACATACCTAGAAGGAGTAAATGCTTCGTATGTATAATCTGCACCTATACTGAATTGTGATATAGCAATTTCATTGTTTGCTACAGTTACATTTCTAAATTGCTTTTTAACAATAAGATGTGAATTCGTAATATCAATATTATTAACATTATTCTTAGGTAACCGAGTTAAGAAACTATTGTCACCTTTAACTTGATTATCTACAGAACGAAGTCCAAATGCCTGTGTAGTAATTTGAGTTGTTGGTAAAGCACCGTCTGCAACACCAATAACATTAGTAGTTGATACTACAGTTAACTCATTTCCATCATCAGAAACTGCAGAAACTCTATTATATGTTTCAGTGTTTAATCCTGCAACAGAATAACCAATATAATTACCAGCAGTTACAATACCAGCAAAGTTATTTCCTGGACTTGTTACTGTTGAAATCCCCTGATCAGCAGCAGTAATAACAAATGTTGGAGTGTTACCAGTAAAACTATTTGCTATTGGAGTAGTTACTTTTCTTAAATCAAAATCAGCATTAAACGTTTGTCCAACCCCAGGATTTGAATAAACAGAGAATACATCTTGTAATCCATAATCTCTAACAGTTTTAACAATTGGACCTGTTTCTTCTCCATTAATTTTAAATGACTCATCTTTAACAAAAGAACCATTATTACAATAAACAGTCAGTTCATCACTATTCGCTACAGCACTCGTTAGATACCCCTCAGCGCCGCTAGAATCGCCTGTAATACGTGCAGGCAAGGAAATAGTCACATTCGTACTTATTCCTATCTTTGTGAAGGTTTGGATATCAAATAGACGCAAATCCCATAAGTTTGCATCTTGCTTATCCCAATTCAAATTAACTGAATCTGCTGTGAAATTATATACTCTTGCTTTACCAATTTCTGTTCCAGCAGCAGTATCTGATACTCCACCAATTCTTCTATCTCTTAAAGAAAGAAAAGCAGTAGTTCCTAATCCAACATTAGGACATCCAAATGCTCTATTAACAATAAACTGAGAACCTGCATTATAATCTATACCATAATTCTTTATTTCCCTTGTTGTTCTTGCCTTAGGAACATCAACATTAGTATTACTAATTGTCTCAATATCATATCCCCTAACATATGCCTTACCAGGACTGATCTGATATGTCATCAAATCACTAGAAGGTGTATTACCATCCTGAGTAGTTTGTCCAGGTAAATATAATCCTTTATTTCCTTTTCTATCATTTAAAGATTCTTTAACCTTAAGTCTAAAAGGTTTAACATAATAATTACCAGATTCATCAAATGTTCTCTTAGCAAGAGCTTCTCTTATTCTAGAATATTGTGAATCATCTTGGAAAAATTCTTTTTCGCCATCAACAAGGCGCATGATTTCAACAAAATTCTCATCATTAAGTTCATCAACTTCTTTCTTTGCTAAAACAGCAGTTATCTTAAGTCTATCTGCACCAGGAGCAGAATAGTTACTAAATCCTTGAGCATTATCGTATAGAGATTCGTCTGCGCCAGCAGTGATTACCTCCTCTATAACATTCAATCCAACTCTGTAAGATGGAGTATTTGAATATTGATCAAGAATAAGTGTCTGAGTTGCTACTCTTACAAAATTACCACGGAGAAAATATACACCCTCTGTGATTTGTACAGCACTTCCTGTAGCAGTTGCAGATGATGGGATAGCATTAGCAAACCCTTCATTTGAAGCTATAACAGTATTTGCATATGTAATTGAAGATAGAGTTAAAAGTGTCTCTCCATCTTGGAATGTCTTACCACTAAAAGTTGTAGATGACTTCTCATACTGTAGATAGAATGTTAAATTACCATTATCAGACTCTCCTTCTTCAATATAGTTAACAACCTTTGCAGTAACACCAGAAGTTTCACCTTTAATTCTCTTACCAACTAGTTTTTCAGCATAAAAAGAAACAGGAATACCAAAATATGCTGCTTCAACTTGTACAGCATAATACTCAGATTGAAATGAAAGTTGTCCAGGGATTACTTTAGAACCCTCTCTGAACATATGGTCTCCAAATTGCTCTAACTGATTTTGGAGAATAGATTGCAGAGTCGTTAATTCTCTAGCCTGAACTGGATACCCAGGCTTAAACAGCACCCTATGAAAGTCATTTGATGCACTAAAATCGTCAAAGTATGGCGATACGTTTAAATTCGTTTGCTGTGGCATCGATTTAGAACTCTACAATGATTTTAATGTCTTCCTTTTGATTAGTGGATCTAGTGATAGATGCCCTATTATCAACGTATATAATCTCACCAGAGTATTTTTTAACTTCTGGGGGAGCAACACCTTCTGTAAAAGTTTGTCCCAGGTTATACGTTTTATTATTTATTACGGTGGTTATACCGCTATAGTCCAAATCTATCTGTAAATCAACTGACCCACCACTAATTATAGTGGTTCCACCAGTAGATACAGTAGATGCAAAATCGTATAATTCAAATCCATAGTCAGGATTAGTTTTTGCTACACCAGCGGTAGTAAAACCAGCAAGTGAACTATCTTGCCAATACTTTAGAACTCTTGTATTTGCATCCCAAGAAACAACTTGTCCAACTGCTGTTGAACCAACACCAACAGTCTGACGAACTCTAGCATCAGCAGTAAATGTTGCTGCAGTTACACCAGCACCAGTTAACCTAAGAGCATAAACTGCACTTGCTTGTGTTGTTGCAAGGATAGTAGTTGAATCAGTTTCCTCTGGATTTTTAACCAACCCAACTCTAGCAAATTGGTTACCAGTTACAAAGTCAGGGTTAGAGTCATCATTCTCAATACGAGAATAAACAAGAACTCTAGTTGCACCCAATTCACGATATATATCAGCACCATGTCCACCTTGTGGTGGAATTATAACTTTAAAAGTAGCGTCAGTACTACCAGAAGTGTTTGTAACACCACCAGTTGTTAAATCAACTGTTCCGTATGTATAACCATCACCACCCTTTGTAACACTAACAGACTCGATTTGTCCTGAAGCATTGACTGTTACAGAGCACTTTGCACCATTACCGTTTCCATTAATAGGAACGTTAGTATAGGTAGCAGCATTACCATAACCAGCACCTCTATTAGTAATAACTACACTTTTTAATTGGTTCCCAGAAAGAGCAGCATTACCTCTTACAGCAGTAATGTTTGCATTAGTAGTTGATGACCAATCATCAGGAACTGGGATGAAATTAGTCGATTCAAATTTAACAAGATCTCCTGGGTTAATAGTATAGAGATACTTCCAAAGATAACCGTCACCACTAGTACCAGCAGCTTTTGGTTCCAAATCTGTGTGAAGAGGTTCATCAAGAGAAGGTTTACCTAGTAAGTTATCTGGGTCGTAACCATTAGCAATACAGATGTAAACTCTGTAATCACTATTCATTACATAAAAATTTGCACCATATAAATTGGACGCACCAGTTTGTCCAGCAGTATTACTTCTACTATAATCGTCTCTATA